TGGACGGAAGAGTCCAAAGCAAAGAGACGGGGGGAAGGAAACCCAGCATTCGGTAAAGACCCTTGGAACAAAGGATTGCCTCCCGAAGAAAATCCCCTCACAGGAAGAACTTGGAGCGGAGATCGAGAAGCGGCGAGAAGTCTTCAAACGGGGATGAAGGGTTGGAACAACGGTGTAAAAAACACTTACGCCAAAGAATGCCCCGGAGAGGGTTGGGTTCTAGGATGGTTACCTCGGAGTAAAAAGTAATGGCACAGAGATTCCGCACTGCTCCGGTTCCATCGGGAGAGGTCGCCAGATATACCTCAGATCCTTATAATCTGAGCAGTATTTATATGTTTGGTTCCAGTAGCCCCTTCACGGGCGCTGGAAATACGATCGTGAGGCCCCAAGATGACCTCTTACTGCAGAAGGGTGGGAACCGCGCTCTTGTAGTTTATCAGCGCCTTCTTTATGATGAGCAGGTTCAATCTTGTTTTCGAAAGTTACTGCAAGAAGTCACATCTAGACCCTGGTATACCCAACAATACTCAGATAAACCCGGAGACCTAGCAGTTCGGGATTTCGTCGCGGAAGTGCTTGAGGAAATGCCTCTCGATGACATCTACGTAGGAATGGCAGAGGCGTTGATTACAGGTTTCTCCGTCGGAGAAATCATGTGGAAGAAAACCAAGAGAGGAGTTATCCCCTTCGACGTGAGGATGAGGGACCAACGGCGATTCGTGTTCCAAGAGGAGCAAGATGCTGTAAACGGTTTTACAATGAGGTGCTTGACTTTCAACCGCATGTTTGAAGGGGTTGAGTTACCCCAGAGGAAGTTTATTGTGTCGAGGTATTATGTTTCGCACAACGGTGACCCATACGGTGCTGCTCTCGGTCGCATTCTTTATCCTCTCGTCAAGTTTCGGCGTCGTGCCATCGAATCTTACGTCCTCTACGGCGACCGTTACGCGACGCCGACAGCTGTTGCAAAAGCCCCGCTCTCAGCGAGCACTCGAGAGTTGGATACGCTCTACGGCCATCTATCCAATCTCTCCCAAGAAACCGCAATGATTTTGCCGGAGGGTTACGAACTTGAGTTTGTGGTTCCGTCCGGTTCCCCGGAAGTTTTCAAGAACCTTATTGAGTACATTGATAAAGAAATTTCTCTTGTAATTTGCGGGGAAGATGAAGCCGGACAAGCCGAATCCGGTTCCCGTGCTTCCTCCCAAGTGGCTAATACCATTCGGGTGGTTCGTGCTAGCGAAATCTCGGAGATGTTATCTCAAACATTGACTCAGACTCTGGTTCGCTGGATTGTGGACCTGAACTTTGGCACAGATGTTGCCGCTCCCTATCTGACTCGCGAGTTCCGCATTGAAGAGTCTCCCCTCACGATGCCCGATGTTTCCCTGTTGATTCAATCGGGTTACACTCCCCGTAAGGAATGGATCGAGCGTCACTTCCGTGTTGAACTCGAAGAGAAAAAACCGGACGAGGCTCAAGAAACGACAACTTACGAACCCCAGAAAGATCAAGACCTCATGGGATCAATCTTCGGCGGCGGCCCTGGCCAACCTACGCCTCAACAGGAGCAGGCCGCTGCGTCTGATCTGCAAGCAGCTGCCAATGTTATGGATGCCCCCATGGGGGCAACACCTGAGGAGTCTCAGACTGATGCTGGCGGCGAAGCTACACCCGAGGAAGAACTTGGGTCTGTTGTAGATGATATGCCCCAGGGGCAGCTGGACTCTGAATCCACAATTTCTCTCGAGGATTTAATGGGAGACGAGGAAGAAGGATCCGAGGAATCCAAACCGTTTGGTGATGAGGGAATCAGTGAAGACGAAGCTGTAGAAATGACGCGCAGATAGGGTAAAATGTTAGCAATGGGTCACTAAATAACACGGTGTTTACAAAACGCATCCACGTCTTCAAAGCAGGTGATCAGACTTCTGCCCAAGGAGTTCAGAGGCATTTCTCTGAAAAGGATCTTGAGCAGGTAGTCAAAACATATGATCCCTCGATCCATGAAGCTCCCCTTGTAATCGGTCACGCTGGCGACAATGACAGCCTTCCTGCATACGGTTGGATCAAAGGATTCGCCAAGCAGGGAGGCAATCTGTATGCCGATGTTGCCTTTACGGATACTGCCAAGGATCTTGTAAAAGACGGACATTACCGAAAGGTTTCGATCTCCTTTTATTCTCCTGATAGCGCAATCAATCCGCACAAGGGCCAATGGAGTGCCCGACACCTTGCCTTGCTGGGGGCCTCTCCCCCGGCGGTAAAAGGCTTGGAACCCTTCTCCTTCTCGGAGGTGGAGGGAGTCTACGATTTTGCCGTAGCTCTCGCTCCCTCGGATATCTTCGATGAGGAACTTGGACCCTCACTTATCGTGGAAAAGAGTCCTCTCGAAATGCTCCGAGAGAAGCTTGACGAAGTCCGCCAGGATGTGTCAAGTGCGGTAAAAGAGCTACAAGGTAACCAACAAGCACAACCTACCGAGAATCTGCAAGAAGTTGCCACTTCGTCTGTGACGGAGCAGCCCGAACTCGGGCAAATGGCAAATCCAGATGCTCCCCAATTCAAAGAATCTACCAAAAACGTGGGTCGCGAAGGAACTGAAATCGCTCAGCAGACGGCTGACCTCGAAGATCAATTTCCGGAAGAGGAATTTATGGAACAAGGAAAAATCAGCCGGAAGCACGCTAAAGGTGCCCACGGCCAAGTTATGCAAGTCGTAGAAAATGTCTATGACGAAGCACACAAAGAATCGACCGATGAGCGCAAAGCCGCCGCTGACCGTGCCTTCGAAGCCAAGCGCATGAAGAAGGAAGGTAAGGGTGCAGAAGCCAAAGAGGTCAAGCGCTTTGGTAAGGAAGAGGACAAACTCATCAAAGAGGCTAAGCACTCTGAAGATGAAGACATGACCGACACCGGCGTAATGAAGCGTCACGGTGGAGATGGTGGTCCCGGTTCTGCCGACCACGCTGAAGATCCTACAGGCCGTTACGAAACCGCTCGCTCTGCCGATAACGGTTACGTCGACCGGATGAAGACCGGTAAGCAAGGTGCTGACGGCAACGTGGGTCGTATGAAGACCGCTAAGTCCGGTGAGCAAGACCGCGACCGCATGCACACCGCAGAAAATGGTGAGCAAGAGCGCGACCGTATGCACACTGCCAAGGCTGGCCCCGATGGCGACGGCTTCTCTCGCTGGGCGGGTCAATCTGATGGCCTGGATCAAGTGGAGAACATGGACCAGTATGATGCTGGCCTGGGTGACTACCCTGAGGGCAACAAGCCCAAAATGTCCACCGGCACCGACCCTTATGGTCGTGACGAGACCGCTACCAAGATTCCGACCGAGTCGGAAGAAATGCCTGACGACGAGATCTTCGCCGTTCAGACAACAAACGTCATGTCCGACAAGAACATGCGTGTTCTGCGTCAGAAGTCTTCCGATGCTCGCGCTAAGTCTGTGAAAACTCACGACCTGCTGTACGCTGAGCCCCAGGCTGACGAAATGACTGGAGACGACGGTGTAACTACCGCTCGCAAAGGAATGACCGCTAGCAAGACTGTTGAGCACGCTGAGTACGAGACTGGCGACATCTCCGGCGAAGCCTCTCTGGAAACCCTCCGTGAGGAAATCGGTGACGGTAAGAAAGCCAAGAGTAAGCAACTGACTCCTGGTGCCATGGACACCACCGATGATCCAGGTCAAATCGTCGGGCCTGATGGAGCTTATGCCGAATCCTACAAGGGTGAGCCCAAGTCTAAGTCCAAGCAGCTGATCCCTGGTGCCATGGATCGTGTGGATGAAGCTGACGAGACCGTTGGACCTTCTGGTGCTTACGGGGAAGCTTCCCTGCAATCTCTCCGCGACAACATCGGTGACGGCAAGCCTGCCAAGAACAAGCAGCTGACCCCTGGCGCTCAGGATTCCCTGACTGACCCTGCTGAGGTTTCTAAGAAGTCTGGTGGTGTTTATGCCGAAGAACATGCCGAAGGCAAGAAAGACCCCTACACCAAGACTGGCTTCGGCTCCACTTATGAGGAAGGCGAAGGCGACGACGGTGTTGATGAAGGAGAAGAGAGCTACGGCGAGGGTTACAGCACCGATCATTGCGACATGAGCTATGGCAGCCCAATGCGCTCCATGAGTAGCATGGATATGTCCGCCATGTACGATGAGCTGATGAGCCTCAAGCAGAAGTATGCCGAGCTTGAGAATCGCAACCGTCAAGAGAAGATGAACTCCCGCCGGATGCAAATGGCTGAGGCTATTGGCCATATGTACACCGAGGGTCGTTTGACCGACGGCATCATGCCCGAGCAAGAGCTTCTCTCCTACGTTGAGGGTCTGGAGTTTGGAACTCTGGAGTTTTCCGAGGGTGAGACTGCTGCTACCAAGCTG